GTAGAGGAAGATTCAATGTAGCAGCGGGAAGAGTAGCGGCAGGATTGGTAAGAGTTGGGACATTTCCGATCATATTGTTATAACCATTTCTTTTACCGGCAGGAACAGTAAAAGCAGACCAGAAATCTAGATGGTAGTTATCAAAACGAGCGGCAACTAAATCATTAAATGTAATACAACATTCTTTTACAAGATTATGCATTAAATTACGAGTCCAACGAACACGTTTGGTATCATCTAATAGAGTAATTGCAGGTACATTTACACGAAGCCAGGTGTGAAGTAAATAATCTCCAGCACGAGATATAGATACAGACCATTCCTGACCGAAAGCGGGACTACCAGCAGCGCGAGAAAGAACAACGGGTACTTGAGTGAACCAAGTAGCTTTCTGAGTTTGTCTTACGAAATATGCAGTAGCTTTTTTGCCGCCATAAAGATATTTTTCGATTTCATCGAAAGTAGCCAAATCAATAAAACCGGATGTAACATTAGAAGTACAAAGAGATGCCATTATTATTTATTAATAAAAAAAAAAAAAAAAATAAAAAAAATATTGTTTAATTTAAATACTTTTAGTAAATTATAAATGGATTGTGAATTAAAAGATATTGATTTCATAGAAATTGATAGAAATATAAAAAAAATGTTTAAAAAAAGTATTAAGATTAGTCGAAATGATATGAATAATATTGATATCATAGAAATTGATAGAAATATAAAAAAAATGTTTGAAATTTCTAAAGAATCTGTAGAAATATATAAAAAAAGATTATTTGAAATTAATAAAACTATAAATAATTTAAAATGTGATAAATATTTAGAAACATTAAACAAAAATAAGATCAAAATTAGTAAAATAATTTATAATTTAGAAAATGATATAAATTTAAATTTTTATATATTTGATACAGATGATTTAATAAAAAAATATAAAGAAATTTTAAATATTCCGATAAAAATTAGTTTTGTAGGAAAACCAGTTAAAAATAATAAGAACAAACAAAAAATAATTAAACAATATTTGAATATAGCATCTCGTTATATTGATTTTGATCATGAATATAAAAAAAATAAAATAATTTGTAATAATTGCAAAAATAAAGAATTTGAAATTATAAATAACAATATTTATATATGTAAAAAATGTTTTTCACAACAATCAATTATGATTTATTTATCATCTTATAATGATGTTTCGAGAATTAATATGTCAACCAAATATATGTATGATAGAAAAATTCATTTTAGAGATTGTATTAATCAATATCAAGGTAAACAAAACAATACTATACCACAACATGTGTATGATGATCTTATAGAAGAATTTAATAAACATCATTTGATTGATAATACGATAACTGATAAATACAAGAAATTTGAAAAAATTACAAAAAATCATATATTAATGTTTCTTAAGGAATTAAATTATACAAAACATTATGAAAATGTTAATTTAATACATTACATTATAACTGGTATTAAACCTGATGATATATCGTATTTAGAACAAAAACTACTAGATGATTTTGATATTTTAACTAATTTATATGATAAAAGATATGAACAACTGGTAATGCTTAAATGTAATTCTACTCGTAAAAATTTTATAAATACACAATACGTGTTATTCCAATTATTAAGAAAACATCGACATGAATGTGATAAAAGTTCATTTATTAATCTTAAAACTATTGATAGAAAAACATTTCATGATAGTATATGTAAAATTTTATTTGAAGAATTAGGCTGGAACCATGAACCTTATTATTAAAATAATTTAAAATTTTATTACAAATAATAAATGTCATATAACACATTTGTATATAGTTTAAATAATTTTAATAATTCATTAAATTATAATTTTAGTTATTTAAATAGTTTAATAGAATATGAAAATATTGATTTATTATTTCAATTTATTGAAATAGAAATGAATGATATAATTCAAGAAAGAATTGAATCACAAATAATGCAAGAAAGTTTAGAAACTGCTCAAAACAACGATTCTTATAATGATAATTTAAAAGTTAATTTAAATTTATCAGAATATAATAATGATATAAATTTGCATAAAAATAATAAATTTTGTTCTATTTGCCAAGAACAATTTGAAAATAAAAATAATATTTTTATAACAGATTGTTCACATTTTTTTCACAATGATTGTCTTGAAACTTGGATTAAATATAAACAATTTTGTCCTAATTGTAAATTAAATATTCCTTATATTCAAAAATAATTTATATAATAAATGTTCATTAAAATATTTAATTTTATAAAAAATAATATTTTTTGTTGTCTTCTTATTTCTTGTGTTTTGTTTATTATTATATTAGGAATTATTAATAAATTAATTGGGAAAAAAGGTTCCTGGTCTAAATCTTATTACTATAACCCTAATGTTAATACACATAATAAAAATTACAACAATATAAATATGTCACAACCTAAAAAGAGTAAAGGAGAATTAGAATGTAAAAGAGTTTTAGAACATATTTTTCAAAAACCTTTCCTATCAGTTAGACCAGACTTTTTAAGAAACAATGTTACAGGTGGTAATTATAATTTAGAACTTGATTGTTTTAATGAAGAATTAAAATTAGCGTGTGAATATAATGGTATTCAACATTATAAGTTTACACCTTTTTTTCATAAAAATAATGAATCATTTTTAAATCAAAAATATAGAGATGATATGAAAAGACGAATATGTAAAGATAATAACATAACATTAATAGAAGTTCCGTACTATATAAAACATCATCAAATTAAAGATTTTATTATTTCTAAATTAAAATCTTTATAATAAATGAAAAAAATAGATTATGATAATTTAAATATTTTAAAAAATGATATTTTATTTTTTTTAGAACATATTACTATTCCTAATAATCCATGTATTATTTTAGATCTTGATAATACCATTATAGATTCAAATGGATATTTTATAAAACCTATATATGAAATATGTTTAAAATGTTTAAATTTAAATATAACTATTTTTATAATAACCGGAAGAGTTTTAAATAATCAAAATTTGGAAAATACTTATAACCAAATTAATAAATTATATTATTTTGTTAAACAAATATATTTCAGATTACCATATTTACAAAATTTTTACGAATATAAAAAAAAAGCAAGATATGATATTTTTTTAAAAGGATATACATGTATTGCAACCATAGGTGATAATATATGGGATATTGGTCTTTTTGGCGGTAATGGATTTATTATACCTACAATCTGATTTTTTATAAAGTTCAACTTATTTATGATTTAAAATAACAATATTAAATCATAAATATGTTGAACTTTATAAAAAATCATAAATTTTTTTTTTATATAATATTTCAGATTATTATTATAGTTGGTATAACATTTTATATCAAATATAATGATATTAAAATAAACAATAAAGTATCAAAATTAGAAGATATTATACAACAACAACAAAAATTAATGTCAACTTTAAACGAACAAAATACACAAATTATACAATTATTTGTTAATCAAGATTTAAATAACTCAAATTTATTTTTAAATAAATTTAGTAACAATATAAAAATAGATGAAAATAAAATAATAGAAGAACACGATGAAAATGAAATAGAAAAAATAAATAATATCGATGCAAATGATGAATTAAATACTATTATGACAAATACAGAAAATGATAAAGAATTAGATACTATGACAAATACAGAAAATGATAAAGAATTAGATACTATGACAAATACAGAAAATGATAAAGAATTAAATACTATGACAAATACAGAAAATGATGAAGAATTAAATACTATGACAAATACAGAAAATGATGAAGAATTAAATACTATGACAAATACAGAAAATGATGACGAATTAGATGTCGAATTAAAAGAAGAATTGGAAGAATTAAAAGAAGATTTAGATAAAGTAGAAGAACTAGAAGAATTAGACTAATATTTGATTTAAAAATAACTTTTCAAAAATATAATGAGTTTAGGAACATATGCTGATAAGTTTAAAATTAAAGAAAATAAAGAATTAGAATATACAAAAAATACAAATAAATCATTGATAGTGGAAATAAAACCTATAAAAAATAAAAAGTATGATAATAGAATTTATGAAGGTAAAAATATATTATCTTTATATATAACTCCTAGTAATATTACTAGAGAGATATGGCATAAACATTATTTGTACTATATAATTCTCCTATATAATTCAACTATTAAAATAATAAAATATAGATACCCAAATAAAAAACAAATTTTTTATAAAAATAATAGAATTTTTAATCTATTTAGTAGATTACTATATTTTTCATCTTCTAAATTTTTAATAAATAAAAATTTATTAGATAATATTTAAATAGTTTAAGTTAAACAAATAAAATATATTATAAATGGTAAAAAGTAAGGTAAAACTTGAAAAAGCAAGAAAAGAAGAATTTTTAAAAAGAGATATAGATAATTATACTAATGATGAAAATTATATAACAGAAGATTGTAATATAACAGAAGATTATACTTTTGACGAAAATTATATGTTTGAAACATCTGTTTTAATTAAAAATTATATTTCAACAGAAATTAACAAACAAGTTATTCCGATCGGTGAATACTTGGGTATTGAACAAATTTTTTATTTCATAGATTACTGTTTTAAAAAAATATAAATGTTATTAACATTTATATTTAAATTACATTATTCCAAGACATTGATATATTCTTCTTTTAAATAAGTCCATATTTTCATTTACTTGCATGCCTTCTAATATATTTTTATCTTCACTTATCTGAAGTTGTTCCAAAACTGTTTGGATATCTATATCGTCTTTATTTTCATCACTTAGTATATCACTTTCTTCATCTTCACTTTCTTCATCTTTACCTACTTCATCTTTACCTACTTCATCTTTACCTACTTCATCTTCACTTTCTTCATCTTTACCTACTTCATCTTCACCTTTACCTACTTCATCTTCACCTTTACCTACTTCATCTTTACCTACTTCATCTTCACTTTCTTCATCTTCACCTACTTCATCTTCACCTACTTCATCTTCACTTTCTTCATATTCACTTTTACCTAATTCACCTTTACCTACTTCATCTTCACTTTTACCTAATTCACCTTCACTTTCTTCACTTTCAATATCTGTTGGTATATTAAACATTTCTAACATTTTTTCAAAAAATCCAAATAACATTATATATGATTTTAATAATTTTTCATTATTTGTATTTTCTAACTTGATTAGTTTTTGTTTAATTCTATTATATTCTTTTTTAATATAATTAATATTAAAATCATTTTTATGACGTATTAAGATTAATATAAATATTTTATAAGCATTTAAATATCCATCTGAAATTGTTCTTTCTAATAAATTTTTAAACACATTTTCTGTTATTCCATTAGAACGTAATTCATCATAATCATTAAATATTTTTTGTAAATACTCTACATTATTTTTTAATAATTTATCAGAATGTTTAGTTTGATTTAAAATAGATATTTGATTATCAAATTCTTCTACATTTTTTTCTTCTAACAACATTACTAAACTATTAATAAATTCGTCTTCTTGCGTAAATTCATCTTCTTCCCCCCCCTTATGTTCATCTCCTATATGTTCATCTCCTATATGTTCATCTCCTATATGTTCATCTCCTATATGTTCATCTCCTATATGTTCATCTCCTATATGTTCAT